GTAAATTGGCGGCTTTTATGTTCGTATAAATTAACTATTAATAACGCTAGCCTGCTTAATTGCACAATAGATAAAATTGATAGCCGCTTGCATACAACGATAAAGTATATGTGGTCGGTTGCATTTAATGGCACGAAACTACGCATACCAACGAAACTAAATAAATGAGATAAAACAACAATAACGAACTAAGCTGCAACTGCCATATATACGGTGTTGTACGCTTTTAAAAATGCGGAATTATGAATGGAAAATATTTAATAAATACAGATGAATGGTTTGTTGCACCTGATGGGAATAGCTACAAAGCAGCGTGGGGAGATGTTGAAATAGTAGAAGATACTTTTTTAGGACTAAAGACCAATCGAAATAGCAGTAACTGGTTTGCTAAAGTGGGGAGCGAGGATAAGCATGTTATAATTGCAGGATGTCAAATACACTATGCTGTGAAATGTGATAAAAAACCAAACACCAAGCCGAGCGAGGAGTGGCAAGCAGATGCAACCAATGGAATAAAGGAGTTTAAAGCACCATGCCGAATATATGTAGCACAGTAGCATTTTTTATTGCGTACAATGGTTTGGTATGTTTAGAAAATTTAACGACTTAAAAGAACAGAATTATGAATACTATATTACAAAAAATAATGGAACTTGGAGCTATGGAAGATAGAGCTTGTTCAGAGAAAGAAAGAAAACTGATAATTAATGAAGCAGAAGTACTTTATAATAAGCACTTAGCTGAGTTAAATTTATTAAATATACCTGATGTTGTACAGCAAAGCGAACTGTTAAGTGGCTTTAAATATTGGTATGACCATTTAAGTGTTGAAGAAGATAATATGTACGAAGGTAGGTATGAAGAGGTATATTTAGCCACTTTATAGTGTACAACGAGATTAATAAACGTTGAGCCGTAATGAAACGAGAAAATATAACACGAGTACGAATGATTAATTAAATTTTTAATATGAAAACCACACCAATAAAATTACTTACTGAGCAAATTAATCATTACAAAACGTTTAAGCAGATAGTGATTGATAAGTATAAAAATGGAGAAATTACAGAGCTAAAAAAGGATTCTGTAATTTGCGATACTGAAAAGCAGATACAAACTTTTGAAGATGCTGTAAAAAATTTAACACCACAGCCGAAACCACGAGCTAATAAAAAGGCTTTACGTTTATTTGGTGTTGTGCCTAGTTTTTTACAGGTATTTGTTGAAATACTTGGCTATTGCGCTTTTTCTTATATAGTGTGCTTTTTAATATTTGGCGGTGAATTTCATATTGAGATATACTTTAAAGAAAGTATTGAAGCATTAAAGAATATTTTAAATTAGGCACAACGGTTTACATAAGAATAGTACGAGAAATTTAGTATAAATTATAAACGAGATAAAAATTAAAATTGATTATTATGACTAAATCTTTAACATTTACATGGGGAGTTTGCGAAATGCATATTTCCGATACTGACGAAGAAAAAGAAATTGGGATTAGCATTCTCGATAAACAAACAGAAGATGAAAATGTGGTGTATTTAACTGAGGAAAATATTATTTCGCTTAGAGAACACTTAGACTACATTATAGCTAAATTTTAATTGATTAATTAACCACCACCGCAACTACGAGCGCAACAATAAGTATTATTTTTATGTGTTGTTAGGCTTTCGTTTTTGTGGGTAGGCAACTGAAATAAAAAGATGGATAAATTAAATTTAAGACTTAGAAAGCCAAGTAGCACTGGAATTTTTCACGATAGCAGAGCAGATACAGCTCTTTTTATGAAAGTTTTTAATGCACTACACGACAAGGTAAATGAAATGATTGATGAAAACACCGAACTTAAAAAACGCATTAAAGATTTAGAAGCGAGGGCAAATGAAGCCTAACGAGCTTGCGGTATGATTTCGTTTGCTCTTCCGAATTAGCACAAAGTAAGAGCGTGATTATAAACTTTAAATAACCGATCGATGGAAATTAGATTAAATATATTTGACGAAAACAACAAGTGGGTGGGTCAGGAATACCTTACCGAAAAAGGGAAATGGCTACACAGGTGGACGCTAAAAGGAGAGCTTGAAAAGGGTAGTTGGCGAGGGCGAGCCAAAGGAGATAATGAGTTGAATTGGAGGTATGAGCGTGTGGAGGAAGAAGATTCAATCGGGCTAAAAGCAAATGAATTATTACCGCATGTTAGCCAGCGAAGCGAACTTTTGGCTTTTTTGGTGTGGTATAGAAAACAGCCAGATTTGCATAGTTGGAGTGTTGACATTGCGGTGCAACAGTATGAAAAAGCCAATTGTGGCTAACGCTCCCGCACAAACGTAGTTTGATAAATGAGTAGTGATTTAATATTTAAAACAGTTTATTATGAAAGATTTATTTAATTGGCTATTTAGTGTCGCAACACTTGCAACATTAGGAGTCACAGTTACAATTATCGTTGATTGCCTTATAAAAGGATCTAATTTCACTATATGGATAGTGCTTGCAAGTGTGGAGTTACATATTTGGATTTATTACATAAGGAAGGTTTTAAATATAAAATAACGAAAGCATTTAGAGAACTCAACAGGTCAAACAGCTCTACTGCTCCAAATTACGTTTGTGCAATGTTATGTTTCGTTACCGTAGCGGGCAGTAGAGCACCTGTTTAGGTTGTGCGGGAGCGTTATGTTTAAATGGTATTTCGGGAGTGCCCGAATCTTAAATTAATTAAATTTGTATAAAATGAAACTACTTATCAAATACTTGGAATTAAAATTGAAATGGTTACGTATTTTGCATAGAACATTATTTGGATTTGATGGACTGCATACTGATAGAGAAATGAAGTTTAGGTACGGGAAAATGTATCCTTTGCAAAATTTCATTGAGCTACTTAAGCGAAAATTTAAATAATTTTAGAGGCACGAAGAAATGACCAAAGCTTAGCACTAGGCTAAGCGGAGGTAATGAAAACATAACGGCTTTGTATATGGTGCGTTGCATCACTAAAGTTGATTTGAAAAACTAAACTAAAAATTTTAAAAATGAGCGATGGACAATTAGGCTTTGCCTACAATACGATAAATTACACCCTAATAACTAAGTTTAAAAACAGAGAGGTAAAAGCAAAAAATACTTTTACTATTAGTGAGATTGAAAAAGCAACAGCGTATGCATTTATAAGAACTTACCACTATTTAAAAGATGCTAAGTTTTTTGCTAAATATTGCTATGGCTTGTTTTTAGATGGGGAGTTAGTTGGAGCTGCAACGTATAGCAACCCACAAGGCATAGTGGCTATGAAAAGTTGGTTTAACTTGCCTAACAGCGACCAAAGTGTATTAGAACTTAGTAGGCTTTGTATGTTGCCCGAATTAAATGGAACTAATGCAACAAGTTACCTATTAGGTAATAGCATGAAGCAGTTAAAAAGCCATGACATAAAAGCCGTTATAACTTTAGCTGACAATAGTAGGCATGTTGGGAGCATTTACCAAGTTTGTAATTTTAAATACTACGGATTAACCGATAAGAAAACAGATTTTTATGTTGCCGATGGTAGAGTAAACCCAAGAGGTAAAACAAAAGACTTGCATGGTGTATGGCTGCCTAGAACTAGAAAGCATAGATATTGCTTTTTACTTGACAAGAAAATGCCAATAATGATAACAGAGCAAGATAGACCAACTTTAACAGAAACAGATGATTATGATTGTTGTAATAAAACTAATAAAGTGTTTGATAAAAGGTTTAAAGAATGGTACACTTGCCCTAAATGTACAGAGCGTATTAAGTTGTTAGAAAAAGAGGGAGGGGATTTTTAAAATTTGACAATTACGCACAAATGCTAATTAAATGAACTGAAGCAATGCACTATATACGTTGTTAGGCACAGTACTTTTTATAAGAGCTACTGAGCTACAAATAACAGCGTATAAATTCCTTTTTAGTATTGTGCCTAACGAAAATAATAAGACATGCAAAATATAGATAAATACAGTAGAAAACTAAACGCTAAATTAACATTAATAGGAGCTATTATACTGGCAGTAGTTAGCTTTTGTTTGTTTTATTTAGTGTTATAAACTTTTATTAGCGATGGGAAAAATACATTATAGAGATGGAAGTATTTGCGTAGATGCACCGTATTATGAAAAAGAGAAATGGATAAAGCGTGAAGAGTGGGGAGCTGCATGTGGCTACATTCGAAAAAACACTACCTACGATAAAGAAGCTGTGACTTGTTTTTATTGCAAAAGAGAATTGCAGCGTAGGAATTGTTTATAACGTAGATGCGGTATGAATAGTGCCGATGCAGAACTATTTAAATTACATACAAAGATTGACAGGCATTATTTATGACCGCTTGTTATAAACTGATAAAATTATGGCTTATAAATTAAAACCAGTACGCTGCGATAATTGCAAACATTGGACACGCAACCCTATATATGATTACGAAGGAGTATGTGATAAAAGCGATAAGATTACAAGAGAACACCATGTTTGCAATTTATTACCCACAAATGATGATAGAAGAAATGCGAAAATAGACAAATGGAAATAATTTTATTTGTTTATAACGTTGTAGTATATGTGGCGTTGAACACAGAACTACGGAAATGAGATACGGTAACAAATTAAAATAAAAGTTAAACCAAAGCACTGATGCAATGCCATATATACATTGTTGTGTGCTTTTAAAACTCGATTGATATGTACTACTTAAAGACAAAAGAATTTAGATATTTAGTGATAAGCTGGGGACGTGATGATGACGACCCCAAATACTTTACAGCTTTTAAACACAAAGGAAGCTCATTTTTTAAACGATACTCGAAAGTAATTGACATGTGCTTTTGGGGGCGGCGGTTGGTGCTAGAGTTTTAATTGCATACAACGACAATTTATCACCACCTAAGCTTAACTAACTATTAATAAATAAATTACAAAATTATGAATACAGACTTTAATAAAAACCGTGTATTGGAATTTAAAAAATACTTAACGAATATAAAGCGTTATTCAGATAATACAGTCAGCTCATATATTAGTAGTTTAGTTAAGTTTTTTAATTATTGTCAAAAGGATTCATCAAGAATTTATATGTCCGATGTTGATGATTATATTGAATATTTAGTTATTCAAAATTTATCATTTAGCACTCAAAATATATTTATAAGCTCTTTAATATTATACTTTAAAAAATTTCATCCAGAAAGAAGATTTGTAAATAAATTAGAAAGACCAGTTAATCAAGAAACGATACCAGACATATTATCAAAAGATGAAATAAATAAATTAATTGATTCGTATGATAATATCAAACACAAAGTTATTATAGGCTTTGTTTATTATCATGGTCTCAGAAAATCAGAAGCAATAAGTTTCAAACTATCTGACTTTGATAAAGAAAATGGTTCAATTAAAATCAAACAATCAAAAGGTCGCAAAGATCGAATAGTTGGATTAAATTTAAAGTGTAGACAATTATTAATAGCTTATTTCAATAAATACCATCCTATAGATTATTTATTTAACGGCCAAAATTCAGATCAATATTCGGCATCATCAATGGACAAAGTTTTAAAAAAAGGACTTAAAAAATGCAAAATAACAAAACATATTACCTTACATTCATTACGACACTCCTTCGCTTGCCACTTATATAATCAAGGTGTTAAGCTTGACAAAATACAATTAATTCTAGGCCATTCATCGCCTAATACTACAAAAATATATGCAAAATTATCTGAAGAAAATATAATTAATATCCAAGTCGCTTAACCTATGCTAAACAAAACAATTGAACTTTACGAATACCAAAAAAAATACATAAAAGCAATACAGCAATTCTTTTTAAATGGTGGATTAAAAGCGATAATTTGCGCACCTACTGGTTCAGGAAAAACTATAATGTTTTCTTACCTAGCAATGTTGGCAACAAACAAAGGAAACAAAGTTTTAATATTAACTGATAGAAAAGAACTACAAAAACAAACAGCGAAAGCTTTTAAATCGTTTAGTCTTAATCCATTTTTAATTTCCGCAGGAGCAAAATATGTGACCGATGCAAATTGCTATGTTGCAATGGTGGAGACTTTCAAAAGGAGGTTATCCGAAAAAAACCCATTTTGGCTCAATTGGTACAAAAAAAATATTGACTTACTCATCATCGATGAATGTCACGAACAGACATTTAACGATATTCTTTCAATGGAGGAATCAGAAGATAAACATATACTAGGATTCACAGCCACACCTTCACATACTGGGAAAATGAGGCAATTAGGAGTTGATTATGAAAAAATAATTGAATGCATAACCGTAGGTGAATTAATAGAATTAAAAAAACTATGTCCGGCTAAACACTACACACCATTTGCTCCAGATACAGAAAAAGTAGAATTTGATGCAAAAACAGGCGATTATAAACGTTCAAGTTTATACACACAATTCAACAAAACAGAATTATATGCAGGAGTCGTTGAAAATTGGATAGATACCAACAAGGGTAAAAAAACAATATGCTTCTGTATTAATAAACAACACGCCATTAACACCTGTTTAGAATTTGAAAAACACGGCATTAAGGCAAAATACATAGTAAGCAAGTCAAGCTCACCAAAAAAGCCAGAAAACGCAGAAGATCAAAGCGCATGGTCAAAGTATTGTGACAAGCTAAAGAAGTACGAAAAAGAGCTAAGTACTAGCCATCTAACAGGCGATAGAGACCAGATATTTGAAGAGTTTGAAAACGGAGAATTTGAAGTTTTGGTTAATGTAGATATTGCAACAAAAGGTTATGATTGTCCAAGCATAGAATGCGTTATATTGAACATGGCTACATTGTCGCTGACGCGATATTTACAAGCGATTGGCAGGGGTGCAAGGATATGCGAATGGATAGGTAAGAAGTTCTTTTCAATACTTGATTTCGGAGGTAATATCGAACGTCATGGAAGGTATGAAGAAAGTCGTATATGGGGACTTTGGCATGAGGAAAGCAAAGGAGGTGGAATAGCTCCAATAAAAGAGTGTGGTCATGATTCATTTGGCCAACAAATAAAAGCTGGTGATGATTCGGAAAAAGTAGGTTGCAAAATGTTTATTCCTGCAAGTGCTAGAATATGTCCTCATATAAAATGCGGTTTTGTTTATCCTGAAAACAAGCGCGAAGGAAAAAAAGTAAAACTATTTGACCATGATTCAGAATTAGGATCGGTGCCAATTTTCAACAAAAGGAAAATGGATACAGAAGAATTTGTTTCGCATTGCATTATGCAAAAATATGATTCAGTAAAAATCTGGCGTGAATTGTACTTACGAGGTGGAGTTGAAGAAGTTAAGAAAGCAGCAAGATTATACAAATGGAGAAAACCCAATCTTGACGCAGCACTTAGATATTGTAAGAGGTTTAGGAATTAACCGTTGGCATGGTGTTATAATAATACTGATTTTTATTAACTTGCAATGTTTTTGAAGTTGTTTTTCTTCTTTATTTTTGCAGGCCTCCGGTTTTTGATCGGAGGTTTTTTGTAAAAAGGTTAAAATATATTTTATTAATTAAAATATATTTGTAATTTTGATGTATGAAAATAAAGAAAACAAGTCGTGACACGATGTTGCTTGTTAAAATAGCAAAAATTGCAAAGGAAATAAACTTTAAAAACAAAAATAATGGCAGTAATTCGATTGATGACCAGAAGAGAGAACTTGAAAAAGGCTATGCAGCTGCACGATCAGCAAGCTTCGTCTATTCTTTCTGACAAAACAAAAACTGAAAATTTATTTAATGCTTCTCTAAAGTTGCTTATCCATGCAAACGATGAAGATTTTAAAGAAGAAATTCTGACCACAGCAAGCTATTCAGAAACTTCTGAAAGCTTAGCGATTAAAGAAAAAGCTGAACAAACTTATGAGTCAAAAACAGGACTAAAGCCAACATCAAGAAAACTCTATGACATGGCTATTGGATTATTTATTAAAAAGTACTCTTAGTTATGAAATTTAAATACTAAAGAAATGATTAATTATAACACAGATTTTTTAGTTAAAGTACAGACAAACAACTTTTGTAAAAGTGATTGGTATACTTACCATTCAGAGAAAAAAAAAATAGGTTTTTTTACCATAAAAGATGGAATTTACGCGTTTGGATCTTATTTAGGTAATAAAGTGCCAAAATACCATTCTTTAAAAGATGGTGTAATTTATAAAAAACCTGAATGTATATTATATTATGCCGATGGAAGTAAAGTGACCTATTATTTTGACTCACATACTGATGCTGTTGAATTTGGCGCAAAATTTACCGTTGGTGAAAAATGGATTTAATCAAGAATTAAGTAAAATTTATTTGAAATAGTTATGAAATTACCAATAATAATATATAAAAATCCTTTGAACGGTGATTTATTCGCTGAAGATATGGGAATTAAAAAGCTGGATAAATATGTTCTGGCAATAGGGTTGCCAACTAAGGAAGTTGAAGATAGTTTTCAATTTCGTTACGACCTTACAGGAACTGAAAAAAAATTAACCCGTAAAGAAATAATTAAATTTTTAACTGAAAATAATATTGATTAATCATGGCAAAACCATTAGTAAAAATTAATGTCAATTTAGCTCAATTGGGCTTTCAAGTGATTGATGGAACAGGAAAAAACGCAGGTAAAAAATATGTGGTTGCTCCACTTACCGATGAAATTAGCTTTTATGAAAACCTTCCACAAATAAGGCTTGTAGGTTGGGAGCTTCCAAACAAAAAAGGAACTGCACCTTTAAAATTAGATTACGAAGAAGGTAAAAAGTACACTGGTTCTGAACAATACCAACCGACAATTGGATGGGCGAATGTTGGCGCAAGTAGTGGACAAAGCCAAGCGCAAGCGAATAATACACCTCCATTGAGCGAGGATGATATACCTGTATAATGGGCGAAACTGTACAAATAAAATCGGCAAACGATAGTGACTTTCGTGTATTAGCAGTAAGTGCTGCACATATAAAAGGAGTTGCTGGCGATGTTGATTTTTTGGAATTTGGAAAGCGAAAATTTAAAGTTGAAAAAGATAGCCATGGACATAGTATTTTTTGGGAGTGGGAAAAAGGAAACCCGTTTACGTATGGGATGGCTAAACTTTCGGCTGCTGCAATTAGCCCTAAAATAGTACAAGATTACGGAATTGAAAAGATTTATTTTTATTTAGTTAGTGAGGTGTGATTATGAGCAAACGGCAAGAAGATAAGCTCAGAGAAACTATTTATAAAAGCTATCACGATAATAATATCGAATATGCAAATCGTTTAATCGGTACTTTTCAGGAGTTTACACCAGCTCAAATCATGCAAAAAAAATCATTAGGTTTAACTCCTGGCGTTTCTGATTTGATTTTCTTTGGAGACTATGCAACAGGATATATTGAAGTAAAATATCCGGGTTCGGTTCATAGTTTAAAACACGTAAAAAGACAAGCTGAATTATTAATATGGTATCAAAACCACGTGAAAACAGGCGCAAGGGGTTATTTTATTACAACAAAAGAGGCGGCTTTTTATTGTATAGACCAATGCAACGGCTTAATATTAGCACCAAATGTTGAAGGATTGGAAACTGCTGGTCAAGTTTATAGTCGTATCTTGCAACTAGAAAAAGAAGGTAAGAAAATAATTAAATTCTAGGATATGGCAGCAAGAACCAGCTTTATAGATTTGAATGCTCAGGGAATTATTGAGCTGACAAATACACTTGAAAAACTTCCTTATGACGTAATGCCAAAAGTTGTAGGAAGCACGTTAAACGACCTTGCTTTTGATGCAAAAGGATTTAAAGGCCGTGTTGGTACTATTGAAATTGCAACCAGAAAAGCAGCAACATACGACAGAGCCAATAAAGGTTTTTACAAGCGCATTACTAGCGTTGATATGGCCGACAAAAAAGGCTCTATCAAAAAACAGGAATCAGAAGCAGGAATAAGCCGAAAAGCTCCAGGACTAGATAAAACCGCTGAAGGATTAGGCCGTTTTAATCGTGGTGGAGGAAAAAACCAAGATTTTAACCCTGTTGATGATAACCGTGTTTCAAAATCACGATCAAGGTTAATGGGTAAGGCTCAAAGCAAATCACGTGTTGGCGGTCGAAAAGCCATTGATGAGGTGAAAAACAAACGGCCAAGTGATTTTGTCAGGTACAAAAAAAACAGTGGCAAAGGAAAATATGTTGCTGCTGCTGTAGTGGCAAAGCGTGAAAACAAATTTTTATTGATTGAAAGCGCACCGAATAGAGGTCTTTTGGTTAAGGTAACACATGTAGATTTGGAAGGTAAGCCAAATATTAATAGCGTTGTTTATGGTTATTATCGCCAAGGCAGAGTTATAAGAACAGCTCCAAACCGATTTATTGAAAAATCCGCCAACGAAACAATGAAAAAAGGAAAGAAATTTTTTGAAAAAAACGCAAAATTCCGCATGCAAAAAGCAGGGTGGAAATAGTATAAATTTAAACCCAAATTAAAAATGACACGTTACAAATCAAAGGAAGAGTTTGAACAGGCATTGAGAACTCCACCACCTGAAAAGTTTATTGAAACAAGAAATGATGCAGGAACAGGAGGTGTTGACCTTGAAACAGTACCTTATGACTTGGTTAGAGAGATAGCCGACATAATGTACAGTGAAATATTAATAGTTAAAAATTCATGCACCATTGAGCCGTCAATGGGCTTGTGCTTGGTGGAAATGGAAATTTTAGCAACTCCAAGTTATCCAGATGCAAAACCTATTAGGCTTTTTGCAAACTGCATGCAGCGATTAATTAATAAGGATGGTAAAGTTTTGGAGCCGTATATGATTCAAAGAAAGTCTGAATCGTTGGCATTTCGTGACGCATTCAAACAACAAGGCAATATTTTTGGTCGCAATTTACGTGGAAAACATGGCGCTGATTTCACACTACAAGCAAAAGAAACTGTTGATGGTAAGCCACAAGCAGAAACACCCCAAGAAAAGCCACAAAGCACAGTAAATAGTCCTGTATAATGCCAATTATCACAGCGCAAAATATAGCCCCTAGACTACCATCTAATCAACATCAATCAAGCGCATTGACCGATGAAGATTTAGAGAATCGAAGGGGTTGTTTTACTGGTTCCAGTGATGCGAAATTAATGTCCAAATCTTCAAAAGCTGGCTCATGGTCGGCTTATACTCCTGAAATGATTTGTGATTTTGGTAAAACTGCCAAAGATTTGATTTTTCAGAAACTAATGGAACGCAAAACTGGAATAGTTACCCGAATGAAACAAACGCAAGATATGCGTTATGGTAACGACCATGAAGATGATATTTTTGAACCGTTAAAAAAAGAGCTTCAAGAAAAAGAAGGTATTACGCTTGAAAAATGCAAGTTTATAAAACTTCCTAATATAATGGCAGGAGCTACACCCGATGGAGTAGGATTAAAAAATAAAAAAAACGTTTTAGCCGTTGAAATAAAATGTTGTTTAACTGCTGGTACATTTCGGCATCGAGTTGAAACAGCCAATACAGATAAGAATTGCGACTACTGGCAACATATTAGGGAAATGATGGTGTTAGGGGTCGATAGACTTGTTTATGCTATTGGAATGCCTCCAAAATCATTTAATGATCCTGTTCCAAATTATGAAATTATGGAAGTGCGATTTTCAAAAATACATGCACGTGCACTATCCGATAGAACCAATTTATCCGATAAGATTATTAATGATTTTATTGCGAACGATAGAAAGTATCAAGATTTTAATCAATCAATGTTGCAATCAATATCAGAATGGCGACCACCAGAAGAAAAGGTGGTTTTTGTTCCTCCAGAGGAAAAAAGCCAGAAAAAGGCCACAAAGTGGCTACAAAAAGAAGATATTGGTAATATTTGTGCTTGGTAAATAAAAAAACATCATTTAGTGAAAATATATTTGTGTAGTTAAAATATAGTTGTATCTTTGTTACCATAATCATAAAGAAAAAACGATATGACAACTTTTGAAGCAAATAGCACATACCAAATGAGATTTATAACTGATTGTGATTTAAGAGTTCCTGTTAAAATTATCAAGAGAACTGACAAATCAGTTAGAATTGAATTGCATGGCGAACAAAAAACTTGTAGAATAAAATTTTATGACAACTGTGAATATATTTTACCAGAAGGAAATTATTCAATGGCTCCAAGTTGTAGAGCTGAAAACAAGATTTAATCACATTCACCATGAAAACACTACCCCAAAAAATCAAAAACACTTCTGCATCCGTAGAAGTGTTGACAGGATCAGTAGAAGCGTTGACAGAATCGCTAGAAAAAGCGAAACATCATGTTGAAAATTTCGTTAGATCAGTTGAAAATTGTGAAAAATTAATCAAAGAATTTTAATTATGAACCCTCACCAACTAATAACAAACGCCATATATGATAGCGTTTCAAATATACAGAAGTTTACGGTTAAATGTATCGTTGAAGATATGCGCAAAAATAATCTAACCGAATTCAATAACGTACATGACATGATTGTGATTAATGATGCTTGGTTAATGCCAAACTCAATGGAGCAGAAGCCAATTAAATTAAGCCAAATAACTGATATTAATTTACTTTTAAAAATCCTCAAAGACTTATGCAACCAGAAATCAAATTCATTAACAAAGCTATACGTATTAGGAAGCAATGTGATAAACTAAAAGCCAACAAAAAGCCAGGAGTAATGACTCATGTCATGTGGTTAGATCGTCACATTCAGGCTAATAAATATTCAAGTCCTGAAACTGCAAAAAGTTTTTTAAGGCGTGAATTATTAAGGGTTACTTATATCATCCCTGCCAATAACAAAAAGATGTTTAAAGAATTAAGCGAATTATTAAATTGAGAATACCATGAGACACGAAAAAATAATTAAACGATACAAAGGCGATATATTCAGGATTATAGCCGAAATTATAACCGCTGAACCGTTCTACAAAATAACCGTTTTAAGACAATTTCGAGGCGGTAAAAGTTGGTATCCATTACCCGATTTATTAGAGAATTCAACTTATAAATCACTTTCATGCGATGAAAAAAGAGAACATGATATGGGAATTGCTTTAAAATTTGTTACTGCTGACGAAATAAAAGAGCTTATTGAAGATTTGCACGAGAAACTTAAACCTGATTATAAATTACTTAATATTGAGAAATGACACACTTAGCTAAAATTATTTCAATTTCCGCAAAAAATGTGGGAACAGTTAACATCAAAGAATATGTATTCTCACCCAATGGTGGCAGATTGATACTAAAAGGTGGCAATGGCGAAGGAAAGACAACGTTTCAAGACACTTTAAAACTTGGTACTGGTGGCTCAACTATTGTAAACCGTGAGTATATCGATGAAAAGCTACTTTTAAACGCATTTATTGCAGATGGTGATAACAGAGTTGCTGTAACAGTAAAACATGGCAAAAACGGTCTTTATTATGCTTTGAAAGGTTACGATGCAGCAAAACAACCAATAGGTGAAATTGATGGTGTAAAATTAACAGCCGGATCTTATTTGAAAATGATGTACGATCCAATGATTACAAAAGTAGCTGATTTTTGCTCAGAAGATCGTACACGTGCCAGAAATTGCCATACTGAATTGTTTGCTGATAAATTAGGAAAAATTGAAATTGATCAGCTTATAAAAGACCTCAAAGAAGCTCGTGAGGATATGCAGTACAAAGAACGGTTGAGAAACACTGTTGAATATGGTTTTCGAGGTACTGACGAATTCTTAAAAACAAAAGGCGTTGATTGGAAAAGACCAGACACTTATCCTCCTGAACAATTTGAAAATCTTGAAAGCAAAAAGATTGAATTAATGGCCGAAAAATCAAGGTTAAAAAGCGCACCAAAGCAAGAACGCATCGACAAAATGAATGCACTTGAAAGCGAAATGAAATTGATTGCTGAAAAGGTCAAGAATTATAATAACGGGATTGATGCGAAGGAAAAGGAACGAAAAGTAAAAAAAGATGCAAGAATACAAGATTTTGAGCTTGCTGAAGGGTTGTGTCAAACGATTGAAAGTTCTTTTTCCGAATTGGTTGATTTGAAATTATTTTCGGTTGATAAATTGTCTGAATCATCGAAAATGCTTGGTGATGTAATGGATTTTATTGCAACTTCTAGGGATAATTTAAACTCTACATTCGACCCAATCCCTTCTAAAATACAATACGACCAAAACGACAAAGTTGATGTTGAAAAAACCGATAACCTAACCGATGAAGCAAAGGAATTATTGGCCGACCTTCAAAACAGGCGGGTAATGTGGGGTAGCCTGTACAATTCAAATCAAGGAGACCAAATCGAAATCGAAACGCCAGAAATTGACCAAAAACTTGCACAATTAGAAGTTACAATTTCAGAACAAAAAGAGCAAAAAGGACTTAGAAAAGCACTGGACGCTTTCTTTTCGTGGCAAGATGCACGCGATAAAGTGACCGAATTAAAATCTAAAATCGCGGCAAAATATGCGTCAATTGATACAGGCATTGATGGGCTTGAGTTCAAGTACGATGATACGGCCAATAAGACAGACATGTACTATGATGGCACTGGTTTTGACTTCTTTAAAAAGCTACACGGAAACCCTAAACGAGTTACGGCACTTAGCGAAACAGAACGTGCATTGCTATGTTTAATGGTTCAATTCAAAAGAATGAGTGAACGTGCCAAAGCAATCAATCTAACTTACATCGATTGTTCTATTACACAGAATAGCTATGAGTGTATTGAGCAAGCATTAGCTAGATATGGGCTAAAAGATGTTTATGTGGTAGCTTCTCAAGCTTGCGATGTCACAAAGGAGCAGTTGAATGATTGTGACGTTCTTATTGAAGGTGGTGAAATATTTTTTAATGGACAAAGATCAGAAGAAGAAGAAGGAAAAGTAATTGAAACTAAATATTAAAGTTATGGAAAAACCAAAAATACTACTTCCAGAGAAACAATGCGAAACTTATGTTTTTAATGTCGAAGGCCACAAAGATTTTTTTTGTGAATTAAATGTTAGTTACGAAAACGCATTTTTTACAATAAAACCTTCTCAAAAAACAAACTTAAACTTCAATAGCGCACTATGTATTCAACAATATAAAATAATGCAAGAGTTGATTTCAGAAGCCATTAAAAAAGGAGAGTCTTTAATAAAGCCTGACGGTTCAGATAGGCCTGCGTTTGACCCTAACTATACATCATAACAATGCCCCAATTTAAGCTCCGTAAGCAAACAAAAAAAACGATGTGCCCCGAATGTGGGCACTCGTTAAAAGGCCGCAAAACCTTCCGCATGTACTCCGATGAAAACGGTAATACGCTGCATAATACTGTAGGCCGTTGTGATCGTGACAGCTCATGCGGTTATGATTACAAGCCGTTTGATTTTTTAAAGGAAAATAAGGGTTATAAGCTGGATAAATCACGGCCAAAAATTGCGCCAAATCCAAAACCAAAAGCAAATACTCATCCTTCAAGGTTAGTTCTTTCAAATCTTGAATCAATACCATATTTACCCGAAGCAAGAGACAAACAGTTTATTAATAAATATCGCCTTAGCCAAACAAAAAATGGAGGTTTAATTTATTGGCAAATTGACCAGAACCAAAAAGTAAAAGGTGGAAAGGTCATGTATTACGATGAAAACGGCAACCGAAAAAAAGAAGAAGAATTCCGGCAGAATTGGATTCATTGGCTTTTAAAAAATCGTACTGATTGTGGAATAGTTGGAGCTGCATTTGTTTTGGAACAGTGTTTATTTGGACTTCATTTGCTGGATAAATTCACAACTAATGGGGGTAATATTATAATGATAGCTGAAAGTGAGAAAACGGCTATTATAATGGATCATTTTACTTCTGGGCGCTTTTTATGGCTTTCGTGCGGTGCATTATATGGCCTTGAAAACGAAGGAGCTAATAAACTTGCTGTTATTCACGATTGGAAAAAAAAGACAAAAGGAAATGTTTTTTTATTGCCAGATTCAGGCGAAAAAGCAGAACACCACTGGCGTATAAAAGCCTATCGGTATGGATTTGGATTGCTTACAGTTTCGGAATTAACAGGAATCAAAAAACCTAAAGATGGTGCAGATGTAGCCGATTATTTGGGAAAAATTGAAATAATATTGAAAAAAATTAAGGAAAAAGTGAAATAAGGTTAAAATATATTTGTCAGGTTAAAATATAGTTGTATGTTTGTATCAACAAAAGGGAATAATCCCGATAAAATTTAAAAACTGTCGATATGAAAACTTCAATTACAATTTCAGGTCAAATTTCAGGAAATAGAAATTTATTAAACAAAATTCAAACTATTGATTCAGAAGTTAAAAATTTATCTTTCAATGGATTTGAAATTATTTTTAATACGAAAAAAGAAGCAGTAAAAGCACTAAGTGAAGCAAGACAATCAATCAAAGACGAAGAACCAGAATATTACAATGAAGGTGTTAGTTATTCAAGAGGTTGGATGTTGACTTATGATGCATAAAAAGCAGTAATAGATTAATCCTCATAGTTCCTCGACAGTCTGCGAGGTATCCGAAACGATAAAAAACTAAGGTTCTTATTATTTCTCAATTTAGCCCAGAGTTCTAAATCTGGGCTTTTTAAAACTTAACAATTATAATTATGGAAACAACAATAAAAATTAACAATGCTAATAAAGATAGAGATTACTTCCCATCTTTGTTTACAAATAAAGATAATACAGTATTAATATTAGCCGATTCAAGAGTTTCTGATAAAACATTTTCTGGAATGGTAATTCATTCAAAAAATAATACAAAAACTACTTTAATCGGAACTTATTCTAGCGGATGGACATATGCTCAATTTAAGCGGCTGCCAAAGGGATCTACCGTTGATATTCAAATAAAACAGGAGGATTAAAAAATGAATTTACATAAAAAATTATTCTATAATTTCTTGACAAACAAGAAATTATATTCAAAACTTTGTGATACAAAGACAACAATGTTTAAACATTCAACATCTAAAGTTTTTTTTAACGAGTTATTTAAATCAAAAGGGATTTTTAATAAAAAATATTTCATAACTAAAAACACAAATGAAAGAATTCGCAATATGGATTTATCAAAAATAAATCCTATTGATTATATAAATATTAGTGATAAAGAAGAGATAGGATTTATTTTTGATGAAGATAATTTACAAACAGGATTTTGTATAAAAAAAACCGAATGCATTTTGGTTTCTGGTAAAGGTAATAATTCTTTACTTACTAAAAGTATGGATCAAAATCAAGCCCTTTACAATATGGTTAATGGAATAGTTTATTTTAATTATTTAAGCAATGAAATTGAGATAATTCCAACGTCACCAATTAGTATATTACTAGGGATTGCTGACAATGTGAACATAAATCTTGACAAAATGGAAATTAAATTCTTAAAAAAAGAAGAAAAGACAATTATTGAATTATTAAAGAATTTTTCTAAAAATGATTTGTTAAATATTATTGAGATTGCTAACGAGATAAAAAATAAGACCGATAGCCATGTATTAAAACAATATATAGACGATTTTTTATCGAAATATTATTCCTTAATAACGTCCATTAAGCAATTTACCTTTATTCATTTTGCAAAAGAGGTAGACAAAACATTTATTTCTGATAATAGCGGATTAAAGCATTCTCAAATAATTAGGGGTATAAAATCGGACAAGAGTGATATAATTAAAATTGATTCATTTTACAACGAGAACATAAATGTAATTAACCCATTTGCTGTTAAGGGGCATTTTAGAAATCAGCCAATAGGTGAAGGTAGAAATAATAATAAATTAATATATGTAGATTCTTTTATGAAAACCGGATACAATAGAAAGTCTGTTATTTCAAAATAATAAAATCCGTGTCAATGGCGGCACGGTTTTTTTTAAACCCTACAGTTATGAAACAAACGATAATAAAAACATACAATCCTGATAAAAAACAATACGAAACAACTAGGATTATTTGCAAAAATAGCGAAGAAGATAGTTTATTTATAAAATTTCATTTTCCTAACAGTCCAGCACACAGATTAATAAAAGAAGATAAAAAGATTTTTAAGCAATCAAAACCACACAAAGATTTAAAATCACCTTTCTTTGACACTGTACTTGGAGTGCCTTATAGTAAGAAATCATGCAAATCCTAACCTTGGCGTTAATCCGCTTAATGCCTCGTGTAACACTAGTGTTACTGTTGAGCTTTCACCGTCAGCATCCAAAGACAACCGATTATTCAAAACCATCATTTTTTGAGGTTGCAAAATTCCTAATTTTGGTGCCAAAATTTCCACCATATCGCCAGGAATCATAACCAAATCGTTTATTGTCCATTGACTACAAATAACCGTGGCAGAAATACTTTTTAATTCTCTTGCCCTTACTTGTTCAGCCGTTGTTTTACTGTCCACGTCTTCACCCCTTGTTTGAGTTACTGTTAATGGCCTATCAGATTTTACGAGGCCATTTGTTTCTGTCCCTTCGCGTTGTCCTTGCTTTGATATTGAAGTTTGGCCAACTGCTGAAATCTTACTATGCATATTTGTACCAACGGCTACAACTTCCATTTCTAAAATTGGCATTTGTCCGATTTCGTAACGTGATAAAATCTTATCATTTGGATCAGGCTTTGTGAATAATAAACGACCTTCTTCATCATGCCTTTCAATCATTCCTGCCTGGGTAGCCAAAGAAGCTAAATAATCGGCTGGTTTTTGTGTTGGGTCGATTGCATCCGATTGATATTCTTTATCGGGCAATCCTTGTTTTTCGGCTACTGGTGAAAATTTAACAGTTACACCAAAAGGTTTAGCTAGTTTATTTGCAATTTGTCTAAGGGTTAAATTTGCGCTTTGAAAATCAAAATCTACTGGTAAACTACATTGGCTCATTACAATAGGCTTACTTGCTCCGCTTACATTTGCGGTGCATTCATTTGCGTTTTGCTTTCTTTTTACATTTTGTAATTCACCAGTTAAGATAAGTTGATTATTGTATTTGATCTTGCATTTTTGATAAGTCAGTAATTCGAATAGTTTTTTATGGTCTGGATTTTCGTAATTATAAGGCGAAACATCAAAGCTAAATGTACTACCAAGGGTATCAAAATTAAGGTTTATTTGAAACTTTGAAAAGTCTTTAAAATCAGTATTACCAACTGTTAATATCATGCTATAAGGGTTAATTTATTAAAATCTCTTCGCTTTTTGCGCCGGACATATCAGCCGCAGCTAATGTCACTGTATTCGCTGTAGCTGGTAATCCTGTTGTTGCAGGTGATCCCGGAACATATGCAGCCGCAAAAATATTCCATTCTTGAATCATGACGTTAACCTCCCCTTTCAACTCATCAAAAGCCGTCTGCATTTCAGTAAACTTTGTAACAAAATTAGCTGGCTCCGTTCCATCGGGTGCTGTTCCAATTTCCATTTTATCGCCTCGAATAGTGACAATAAACATAGGATTACCATCAGCATCATATGAATAAAAAGCTTTTTCACCTTCTTTTAAATCTTCACGCGTACCAGAATCATCAACGCACAACATCGCCACATCTTCTTTTGGATCAAGAGTTTTTAAAATCAACATCTTGGTGCTAGGATGTGGATTTGTATCAGTTCCAGGTTCTTTTGCATGTATAACATCTCGCAAAGCATTGCGACCAAGCCAGCGCAATTTAATGCGTCTGAATCCATCTTTTATAACCGTTGGATCAACTATGCTACCAATGATTGCTTTCATTATAGGAATTTATAAATTGAACGCTTATCATCATAAAAATCATTGTTTGCAAAATACAATTCTTTCCCGTCTATATTTCCATCTTCAAAAGTATAATCAGAAATAATTGTCTTTAAGTTGTCTCTATATTTGTCGTTTACATCATAGATTTTATAATTTTTATCAACTAAAAAAATACCATCACTACCTTTCAAGATCATATAATTATCGTTGACAGCAAACAATTTATTAACGTTCAATGATGCTTCAAAATTAAATAATCCTTGACCAACAATTGCCGCACTATTTGAAGCATCAAAAAGCCTAATAGAACTATCGATGCCAGAAGAATAGAATAATAAATAAACAATATCTTTGTGTATCGCTATATCTGTAAAATTTTCGTTTAGTCCAAAAGTAAAGTTGTACAAACCATCATCCGCAGAATATGCTTTTGCATTATCTTGCGTATTACTATCTATAATGTAGATTTTGTTTTGCGTTTCAGAAGCAACTATTTTATTTGGTTGAAGCATATTTCCACCATTAAAACTAAATATAAAACTTCCTGTTAAACTATAAACATTAACTCTATTGTTATTGTAATCACATATGTATAACTTATCATTAACGGCTGTTATTCCTCGAGGTGAATCTAATTCGCCTGCTCCAGATCCGCTGGCTCCAAATTCGACTTTCAAAACACCTTCTGAATCATATACATTTATTCTATCAGAAGCCAAACGAGAAACATAATAACGATTTTTATACTTGAATATTCCTCCAATTAAATTAATGTTTGAAAACAATTCAAAGCTATTAAAAGATGAGCCAATAAACTCATTTACATTTGAAATTGGCGAAACTTGAACACTCGTTGCAGAATCAACGTATACATTGAATGGCTGATTTGATAAAATAAAACTACAATTAACAAAATTAATTGAAAAATCAACTGCGTCAACTTTTAAATAAACTCCATCGCTCGGTAATAAATTTTTATCAACAATAAATTTGTAAGTTTTCCCTTCAGTCAAAAAATCAATATCAGTGGAATCTGCATAAATATCACCACCGCCAGCATCCGTCCAATTCGCTGTATAAACCTTTGGTTGCCCTAATCTCTCAAAAGCTTCTAATATTTGGTATCCATTTGTTTCATTATCTGGCAAATCATTTGGGGTTAATCCAACTAATCTAATTACTTTTTGAATTCCATGAATCATATCGGCAAAAATGCGCTCCCATAATTTTGTGCCATCGGTTGCCCCTACTGTGTCGCGAACTTGTCTGTATGGATAATCTGCACTTACTGCATTAGTGTTATCGCTTGAATTTAAACTTCTCATTTTATGATAATTTTATATGTTGTAATGCTGCCGTGTGTGCTGGCTTATTTGCTAGTACTAATATTCTAAATTCCAATTCCCTATTAGATGGAATAGTCGCGTCTGCTTCATAATCTGGAATTCCACGAACTCCAACCGCTCCACCAGTTCCACCAGTTAAAAAGAAAGTTGATTTTAATAATGGGTTGGTGTCATCTTGTAAATTTCCCATATCAAATACACTGTCTTCTTCAGGATAAATTGAGTTTACAATTTTTGGCTCTTGTGCTATTGTTGAAACATTTCTTCCCATTACAGCTCTATCTTCAAATGGTGTTTCTTGCCCCATGTATTCGTCATCCTGCATAACTATATTGACATCCTTCCATCTTGGAACTTTTGTTTCATATCCTCCTGCACCGTCTGAAAATTTATTTTCCAAAACGTAAACTTCAAATCCTGCGTTGAATAGTTGATCTTGCAACCATGCGGCAGATTGTCGGCCTTGATAACCAGAAGCCCCTTTCATTTTTTGTTCAAGAGCTGCTAATCTATTTTCAACGGGTATTGATTTGTTGATTAGTAAGCCATAAGCGTTTTCAAGCCTTGCCAAATCATCAAGCGTAAAATCATCATCAACTGGAATTTTTGGAATAGTTAAGTTTTCAACCGAAATAAAATCATCTAAAGCTTGTGCAAAAACTTTGGCCGTTGCTTGATGATATTTGTCAGCATCTAAATTTGGCTCTGGCTGGAATGCATCGCCAGTTGGTAATGACTTTTTGAAAGCTGCTTTAAATGCTTTGTTGAATTCTTCTACTGGATCAACTGGATCAACTGGAATGTCAGGCTCAACAACATAATCAAATATTTGAATTCTGTTGTTATCGGAATCAACAACATATAGTCTTGTGCCATCAAAATGAACGCCTGTAGGATTTAACATATCGCCAATACCTAAATATTGAACGAATGTTTTATCATCAAGATTTAAAGCTTGAATTCTGTTATTTTCAGAATCGGAGACAATTATTCGATCTTCAGCAATTGAAATTCCTTTAACACGTGCAAATTGCAATTGCCCTGTGCCAGTTTCGCCAAACTGAGAAATATAATTCCCGTTTTTATCTAATATTTGTACCCTATCCTGAAAACTCATTGTGTAAAATTACTTATCTTTTCCAAATAATGCTGCAATAATAGGAATTAATACTCCTATTCCAGAAACAATTTCACCAACTGCTACATTAATAGCTTCGCCAGTTTCCGGATTAATTTTGTCAGGCCAAAGCACACCAGCTATAAATAAAACTCCACCTACAATACCCATTACTGTAGTTTTCCAATCTTTAATGTTCTCTAACTTCATAATTTTCGTTTTTTACAAAATGATAAATATAAATATGCTGACCGATTATGTCAACTCCAATGCAATATTGAATTTTTTTCATGGTTATATTAATTCAAAGTGAGGTAAATCATCAAATGATTGATCTACTAAATATTCCTGATCCATATCCCAATTACCACCCCAACGCAATTTTAAACCTAATTCGTCAGCGCATGCCATAAAAACACCTGCAATCATAAAATAATTTTCTGTTGTTGGGTCTGGCTGACCATTAATATAAGGTATTACATCAACGGCTGTGCCAAATTGGTGTTTAGACCGTTTTTTATATCCATCCTTAGTAGTTACTTTTGGTACTTTATCAAATAGTTCTTTTTGATCTTCGGCTGTCCTAAATCCACCTTTCCAAGACACACCAAAATCTATAGGAGTACGTTTTAATGCAAGAAATAACAATTGCTTTAATTCAGTTGTCATTCCATTCATTCTCTTTAATGAGTTGTTTGAAAATTTATATTTCATAAGCTAGTTTTTAATCGTTTTCCCTCTTAGGCCGTCAATATTGAAGTCAGGATTAATTTGCTTAACACCAAAGCCAATGTAATATTGTTTTTTATCAATGTCGTTCAATTTCTCCAAGAAAGTTAAGTTTATTTCATCCTGCTTTTCTTGTGTGGTTTCGCTCTTAGTTATAGATTCTTTTATAATAATATTTTGTTGATCTATTGATTCTTTAAGTCCAGTGTATTGAGTATCTAATTTTACTAAGGCATTGGAATTATGAATAAATATTACGATCAAAAACGCCAATGAACCAATTATAGAACCTGTTATCCATCGGTTAATTGGTACGAGCCTATTGGTAACAGCAATATTAACTTTATCATCAACGATCTTTTCAACTCGTTCAACGATAACCGCTTCGTGTTCTTTACATTCTGCTTTCATTGTTCTATAAGTGCTTTGTGAATTTCATTTGTTTGCCTGTAAACCTCATTTATTTTATTTCCATAAAGTAACCTAAGAGTGAATAAAATAATCATGGCAGTTAGCAATGCAGTACAAAGTAAGGATTTAACAGGATTTTTTTGTACCCATTTAGTCATTTGATTCTAGTTATGATTGCAATTAATATTATTATTATCAAAAATAATGAAATTGACCATAAATCCCTATTAAATTTTTCTTGCCATAACCTAAACCATTTAAACATAAATAAAGAAACAAGTAATATTTTATAACTAGGATAAATAGATAGCGTTAAAACCAATCTTCTGTACATCTTAAATTGTGGTTTAATTAACGATCTTATATAATGCAAAGAAGCTACTATTATTCCATTGTGCGCAATGTGATAAAACCTTTCCATTAATTGCACTTGAAAGTTATAATACCTAGCCAAATGATACATTGCTATTACGAATAATAACAATGTAATCACTTGAATATACCTATCTATTTTGCCTAAATTCATCTACAAAGGTTCTGGTGCAATTTCATTTGGCAATTCATCTTCTTCACCCTCTGGCTTTGTGCTTTCCTCTATTGGCTCTTTTACTTCGGGTTCATCGTCCCAAACTCTAAAATCTTTTTTCATCTTGTTTAAAATTTAAGTTGTTATATTGTTCTTGTGTTAGTATGTTGTTTTCACCATACATTAATTTAGCTAATTCCACCTCTTTATAATTCATGTTACTTATTGCACATTTGTTAGGTAGGTAGATTTTGTTAGCTAAATTTACTGAAATAGCAAATGTACCATCTTCTAATTCACGATGAGATATACAACAATCAATCAATTTGACTCCATCTGGATAATCCATGAATTCTTTAATTTCATTAGGAATTATTGAATTTAAAATATCGCTGGTGACTATTGTGTAATATTTCATCTTGTTTTATTTTAATTTATTTCTAAAATAACTATTGTTGTTTTATAAAAAGTCAAGGTTCCTCCCCCTTCAGATACGACATAAACCTCAATATAATCATTATGAGATGCAGAAAAGGTTCCGCTAATACTCATTGCGCCTTTGTCTGATCCTACGCCTATTTTTCTATCAATGTTTACCCCTTCTTCAAGAATTCCATTTTTATACATCATAATAGAGGTTTCGTTGTTTCCTACACTAGCCGTTAAGCTAGTTGTCATAGAGATAAAAAAATCCCTGTTAGAAGCGTTTGCATTATTTAAAAACCATCTTGAATTTGGAACGTCTAGCATCCAATCTTTAACTTTTTTTACAGTAGTAGGTATCAGCAATTTGGTTGGCTGGCCTGACGTTAACGTGGGGGTTGTGTACCCATTGCCTGAATTATAGTTACTAGGTAAATAGCTACTTAGTATACTGGGTGTTAAAGTTTTCCTATAAACTTCATTTCCTTGCTCATCTGTATAATTAATCATGCTTAAAATGTTTTTATATTGTGCATATTGCCATCTAAGTTAATCATATTACCATCTAAATTAATCATTTGTTTAAATGGTTGACTAGCCATATCCGTAATTACTAAATTTTCAATAGTTATTCTAAAATCTTCCTCTGGAATACCTGTTGTGTCAATTGCGGCTATTTGTTCAAATGTCACGTCTAATGCATCATTTGAAGTTGCGCCATAAAAAATATCTAAAGCTGGATATTGTTTAGTTAATGTGAATAATCCTCCATCTCCTACTGGTTGCCTTATTGTATTTATTGTGTTTGAAAATCCTGCTTTTGGATTAACTTCTCCAACTTTAATATAACCTGGAATTATAGGTGTTTGAGGTTGGTCATTTGCGAAAATAACATAAACCCATTTATCTTTATTTTGATCGTCACCTAACTCACCAAAAATTTCAAAACCGTAAATAAATAAAGCTGGTAATACTTCATCTGAATAATTAGTCCAAAAATCATCAAGTATAGCGCCATTTAGCGTTGCATCATAACCATTTCCTGAACTATCATATATAGTTGTTAAATTACCTTCTTGAAAATGTTGACTAATTAATAATTCATCAGACTCTCCATATAATTCTACCAAAGCAATTTCCCCGGCATATCTTTCTGTTGAATTTATAGGATTTCCACCTGTCCCAAAATCACTTTCACCTATAGTCAACGCACTTCCGAAGTTACCTGAACTATGGGTCATTGGCTCCTGAACTCCATCGATATATAATTTTGCTATATTTTCATTACCAATTAAACTCCCATCATAAACATAATCTATCTCTATAAACCTATCTGTTGGAAAACTATTGTTACTTGTTGCAAATGTACTACCTCCAACATTGTTTTGAATAATTATTTTATTGTCTGATTGAGCAAAAATACCAAACCTATCAAAAGCACCTATATAATTGACTGCTAAATAACCATCATTGTTATTTAATTTAGCGCACACCTTAATTCGTGCTTTAGTAACTCCAGATAATGCATTAAAATTTCTAATTCTAGCTACTGCGTTGCCATCAAACGTGCCAACTTGTGTATTGTTAATCTTTGTTCTGACTGGAATTAAGCCAGTGCCATAGTTTTCAAAATACCATCCATCACCATCTTGCACTATATTACCGTTTGGCTTAAATACCCATTGGTAGTAGTCGGCAAATCCATCATCCGGAGGTAGTAGACCATTGGCATAAAGTATGCCTTGTTGGGCTATTATTCCTTGATGAAGTATTATTCCTATGTGCTTTACTATGCTCATGTTGCAAAATTATGAAATATCTTTAATATACTTGTAGTCGTAACCTCTTAAATTAATGCGGTCAGCCGTGCCGATGAAAGCAATGTATTCTGGAACATTACTGAGTGCTTGATAAAAATCTGCGCTTATCGCTTCACTTGCTGGTGTCATATCGGCAACTGCGGTTATGTCCTCTTCTTTTTCCTCGGTTCCGTAAATAGTTAAATTTACATTTCCTTTAATCTCAACAAGTCTAGGACTTTCATTTTCTGCCGATGTATTTGGCTGAACTCTGTATAATTTGTTTGTTAAAATTGCCATGGTTTTATTTTGTTTATTTTAATAAAAATTGCGAATCAAATAAAATACGCCTATACATGTAATCGTGACCAATAATTGATGGATGAACTAAATCTCCTAATTGAAATCCAGCCCTCCAAGAAGTTTCATCGCCTGTTTCTGTTACAGCTAAGCTCATATCAATAAATCTTTCGCCCAATGATCTAACCCATGGATTTGTTTGTGTTATAAATGCTGAGTTGTCAGAATCGCCACGATATGTAACTGTTACGAGTATTGGAATAATATTTTTGCTCTTTAAATAAGCAACCATTAAATTTATATTTGTTTGATAAGTAGCAAATACTGTATCATTCGTACCAATTGCAAGTAAACAATATTTTGCATCTTCGTACCAATCTACTTGTTGATAAAATCTACCTAATAAGCTCGTTGTTGTTTCTCCTCCTTTTCCCAATAACAATGTTTGTTCAATGTCCAAATCATCTGCTAATAAAGCGGCATATCGCTTATCTTTATCTGCTGTAATGCTGTTCCCTTCAATAAAAGAATCTCCAAAAATTAACAACTTCGGGTCTCTATTTTGAACGTATGGCATTGAATAATCAAACTCTGAAGCTTCGCATTGACCAACAATAGACCATATTGATGGATAACCCCATTTTGAGCCAATTGCAGGGGTGTTTGTTGTGAACTCAAACTCTTCGCCAATATCAGAAATAACATTAACTGTGAAATCGTTTACATTTTTTGCTATAGACAGCATGTAGTCTCTATTGCTACTTAAATCAAAAGGTAAAGTTTGCTTTGTTCCTGTTGATTCCGTTGGGTTTGAAGCGTCAGAAAGTTGGTAAAATTTCACGTAACTATTCAAGCCTTCTTTCGCTAAAGTTACCGCTGTGCCAGATATTGAAGCACGTTTTCCTATTCCCATTTCAAAATCACCGCCTGAAATATCTTTTAGTTTAACTGCTAATGTAAATTTATCCTCGTTCAGATTTACATTATAAAAAGCAAAATTATCCCAACCCGTATTTTGTGATTGTACTATTCCATTAGAATAAGTCCAACCTATTAAGCTTAATTTATCAGTTCCATTAATTAAATTTTCTGTTTTCTTTTCAGGAGTTAATACATTGTCAATATTTTCTTTGTTTTGAATGTCGTACTTAAAATTAGCCTCTGAGAAACATTTTTCAGATAATGTCCAAACATTTTCGTATAAAGATTGGTAATTAACATCTTGAACTTTTGACCAATCAACTAAAGCTTTTGCCGAAAACCCAGAACTATTAAATTCAGGTACGTCTACTGTTTCAATAATCGTGTAGGGGGTAGATTGATTAATTGTTAGATTACATATTTCTGTTGGTGTGCCTGCGTCCGTTTCAAATATTCTTATTCTTCTACTTGATGTGCTGTTTGAAAATACAACTACCGAATATGTTTTATTTTCATCAATTGCTCCATTCAGCCATATTGAAAGTAATCCTTTTTTTATATGGTCAATATTTTCTTGCTGTTCATCGCTTGGAGTTGTTGTTGCAAAATAACCCTGTTCACTGTCTTTTATTTTTGGTATAAGTTCTTCATATACAAAGTATTTAGCGTTAAATGCTGTTTCTGAAAACTTCCATACCTCATAATTTAGTGTAGTTCCAAGATAACTTACTCCTTGTAATAAACCCCAATCAACTGCGATATAAGCAAAGTATCCTGAGTTACTGTATTCTGGTATTTTTACTATTTCTGACTTTGTATATATTTCTGTTTGAAGAACAGTAAGATTACATATTTCAGTACTTGTTACACCATCCCACTCGAATAACCTTAATCTTCTTGTACCTACATCATTAGTGTATACTCCTAAATAATAAATGCTATTTTCGTTTTTTGTTCCTTTTAAATAAATGCCAGAAATTGCCGCGCTTACTGCTTTCGATTCATCGGTAACATTTAATAATTCAAATGGTTTATCAATCTTATTTGATTTATTAAAATTGCCTAGGTTATCAAACGTAGACTTGAAGGATTTATTGCTCATAATCCACTTATCCGCAAATAAAGAATCATAATCCACATCAATCAAACCAGCCCAATCAATATTAATTATTGCATAATTTCCAGAATTATTATATTCTGGAATCAAAATACGTTCCGTTTCTTCTCTATCAACGGTTTGGTTTATTTCTAGTCTGCAAATTTCTGTTTGTGATCCTGAAGAAATACCTTCTTTATATATTCTTAAAATCCTACTTGTTGAATTATTTTTAACTACAGCTAAAGAATAATAAAAATTATCTAAATCAATAGTTCCTTTTAAAATCAAAGAAGATACGGATTCCTTTATTTTTATCATTTCTGAATATAATATATCAGAACTGTCAACATTTATTTTAAATATAGAATCCGATTTGCTATTTTGCAAATCTAATATCGACTGGCCTGTTTCAGTACTACCATTTTTTACATAATCAGTACCGTTCCAGCTATAATATCCATTTAATAAACTAGTATCATTCGTTACTTTATATGAAACTTTTAATGTTCCAGGCTGTGGTAAATCGCTATATAACAAGTACGATTCAACGCCTGTTATCTGATTTTCTTCAAGTCCTGATACCTTATTCGCTTCTGTGATTGTGTCGTTAAGTATAGACCTAACCTGATCACCATCTTGTTTATCTTGTATATACGGTATTTCTGCCATAAAAATAATTATTAATAATTCCCATCATTCCATTGTGCACTGTCGTCCCAAATTCCATCATCATTCCATGTTCCATCTAATAAAAGCCAAATTCCTGTTTTTTCTGAATCTCCAACAAGTAAATTGTCACCTAAAAATGAAATTCCTGTCGTTAATTCAAATTCAACATTACCAACTCCTAATGTTCCAAATTTACGAATAAAATTGCCTACCAAATCAAAGACTTGTATTTGTTGGTTGTTTTTATCTGAAACGTAAATTTCATCATCTTTTATAGTTATAAATTCAGCTTCATTAAAGGCTTCTTCTGTGCTTTCAAAATCCCTCAAATAACTATCTGTACCATCAAACACCTGAACCCTATTATTACCAGAATCTAAAATAAACAATTCACTATTATAATAATGTATTCCTTTCGGATTATCAAATTCTCCATTTCCAGATCCAAAACTGCCAAAACTGCCAATAAAACTTCCTAATAAATCAAATATCTGCACCCTATTGTTTTGGGTGTCGGTTACAAATAGCTTACTTGCTCCAACCGTACAATCGAATGGTGCATTAAATTCACCTTTATTATTGCCTAAGCTCCCAAACTTGCTATTTAATTGGAATTGCCCCATTTTATAATATCGTTACTAAAGTACTTGGTACATCTGCGCCTGAAAATCTTCTTTCGCCTAAATTTGGCGTTTCAATTCTATTACCGCCCTCATATATTTCGATTGATTGAAAATATTGATCAGAAGTAAGTATGTAATTAACACGGCCAATAATATCACTTTCTCTGACTGTATCTTTTATAGTATTTGGATTATCAGCGCCCGGAACTCGTGGTCTAATTTCGTAAATAAATGCGTGAATTTCTTTTGTAATTCGCTCAATTAGCACGCTTTCTTGTTCGCTTCCTGAGTTTAGTCCAGCAATGCGCACGTCTAATTGAATAATATTAACATTTGATATTTCAATATCCCAAACTCCCAATGGTTTACGCCCGTGAATATCGGTTGTGCTCGGTGTGATTACACTTTCATCATACATAAAGTACCCGACTTGATTTTCCGGATCAGTCGAATCATACAATGCTAATTTAATCGCGTCTGGCAATGCATCACTAGGTGGGTTTATTGGGTCTAAATCTGTTGCAATTTGCTCAATAAAACATTCTAATATCTGAGGCGCACCACTTTTTGCGTATATGAATAATTTTCTAATTCGTAAATCTTGTGGAGCAATAGGCAAGTCTAAAGCCCATTTGCGATAATCAGATGCACTTCCACCTGTAGGCGATAAAGAACGTTCTTCGTTTATTCTATCGCTTAATTCTTCGTCTGTTTCTTCGTCAACTGGTGCGCTTGTTTCTTCGGTAATGGTTACGGTTTTAATTTCAATTTTTGGCGTTGTTGGCTCTAATATTTGTCCAATTTCAAGCGCATATAACGAACCAGCATCAGCCGATTTTAATACAACTGTTACGCCTGTGCCAGATCCTGTTACGTCAGCCTGCGCAATATAAAGTGCATCTCCATTTGGTCGCTTGAATGTATCGCCTTGTTTGATTTCAAAAGTTCCCGTACCTGTTGGATTTATTTCTGCAATATAAGTTCCTTGTGTGGCTGGAAATTTCGAACGGCCTAAAAATAATTCAGCCCATCTATCAAGCGTACCGCCTACTGTTGAACTTTCGGCCAAATCCCAAAGTATGTTTTTTTGAATGGATGACATGCGTAAGTACATAGGCTTTAAAATGCCAGCAATAGCAATTGCATCGGTCAACAAAAATTGTTTACCTAATTCTGTTGAATCATCAATATTAAATGCCTCTCTGTATGTATTTTGAACTCTTAAAATTAATTCTTCAAGAGTTGGATTATGTCTTGCCATTTTGCTAAGTTAAGGATAATATTTTATTTCTCTATTAACTGGTATCTGAATTAATTCATTTGCTTTTAATGCATTGGCCAAAACAAACTCATTGAATCGATCTTCATCATAATAACCATACAATTGAACGAACAAATTAATAGGATTTATTTTTTCGAAATTAATATACGTTGATTCTGGCTGTGCATTTCTTAGCAAGGAAGTTAAATTGGTTGTGCATAATAAGACTATTCTCCTAAGATTTTCAATTGTATCTTCTGGCAATGTATAATTGAATGATGGAATATTTGAACTTCCATCGGGCGTAATGCTTGTTTCTGCCAATTCATCGTAATAAATTACAAATTCATTATACTTTTCTATAATCAATTCGACTGTTTGTGCTATTTCTGTTTGTGTTCTTAATGATGATTTTTGAGGTGCTCCGGTTGTTTCGTCAACATCAATAATATCTGGTGTGTCTTGACTTGCATCAACAACGGATGAAATAGCTAAATTTTGAATGTTCGACGCAAATGTCATTGCTCCTAATGATTTCGCGCTATCTGTACTATCATTTGTGATAATATCGAGAAAAGCATTAAATGTATCATTATAAACATCTAACTTTGCCTGTATTTTTGCTTTTAAAGCGCCTGGTAAATTCATTAAATCCTGTAATGATGCTAAAGCATTGGCTGGAAAGGCTGCTATTTGATCAATTGCTGCAAGTGCATCATCAACCAAATTCAAAAATTCATCTACTGCATCACCTATAGCTGCAATAGTTTCAAAAACTTCAACTATTTTTTCAAGCACTTCAAGTGCTGGTGACCTATCCGAAATATCAACATCGGTTGTAACCTCGTATATTTCTTGATTTAATTCGTCTGCCTCTAAGGATAATGTTTGAATTTCTTCAAGGGTGTTATCACGACCATTTACTGCTTCATCTATAATTGATTCGATGAATTTGAAAGTAATTAAAAAACCGTTGATAGTCTGTTGAGGATCGCCATTTATTCCATTGATAGGATGTCCAACTATTAAGCCATAAACTGGATGTTCAATTGTCCATGGGTTCAAATCTTCAGTGCTTTTTAAAAATTCCTGTAGTTGCTCGTTGGCATCTTCGCCATCAATCCAAAACTCAATGTCAAAAATCGGTGATTTTAATAACCTCCTATCAACTTTTGATCCTTGTCTGTCTGGATATTCGTAAGTTTTGCCATTTATAGGATAATTAACAGGCCTATGTTTCCACTTAAAATTATTGAAAATTTTATCATCACCAGTGGTTATTGTAAAAACATTTTCTGTTATTCTCTCTACTTGATTCATTATTAATTACTTAATGTGTTATTTAAGTTATCCCAATTAAAATAAATCACTACATCGTTTATGCTTTCAAATTGAATAGTAACGGTGATTTCCAACCATCGCAAGTTACGAATAAATAAATCAACATTAAAGCCAATTATTCCCTGAATTTCGTTTAAATACGATAAATCTTTAATTATAGCATCTTCAACTCTTTGAACTTCGTCAGGTAGTGTAATTGATAATAAAGTTTTTTCTGTTAACGAATTTAGCTTATATTTATCTTGCTTAAAGAACTGATTGCCCCACCACTCAGAACCATCTTTATTTCCTCCAAAGCAAGCCAAGTATACTTGATTGTGTAAACTGCCAAACAATTGAAAGTCGTTGCCCTCTAATGTTCTTACAAAATCACCCCCTTGACCGTTTGATATTAGTTTTATGTCTGCCATTTATTTGAATGTTAATTTATCGTGACATTCGTCACATTTTAGATCGTCTTTTTTTACTTTTCTCTGACAGTTAGGGCATGTAATTTCATCTATTTTTTTTACACCAAACAAACTAATTAATGGTTTTGATATAGAAAAAGTCTTTTTTGATTCACAAACTCGTTTTAGCTCCGATAAGCTGTAATTGTCAATTTCTTTTTGTAGTATTTTGTTTTCGTTTCTAAGTTGATTTATATAAATTTCTATATCATAAGGCAATTCCATTGACCCTTGATCTGTTTCGATTGTTGTTTGTCTGGACAATACCATCCTACCGCCCCACGGGCTTTTCCTTATTATTGTTATTTCTTCAACGGTTCTATATTCTGCATCTGGGTCTTTTTTAAAATTCTCTGTAAATTGATATTTCAATTCACCAGCATTTTCAAAAACACACATGTTTGTTTTTTTATCAAAAACTACTTTCTCAATTACACCATTTTTTCTCGATTCAATAAAATATTTTTTCATTTTAATTCTATTTATAAGTGTTTGTATTATCGCAGCACAAGTATACAAATATATTTTAACCTATCAAAATAAAACTTTAATCACCTGTAAATCCAGTCGTAAAAAAAGATGGTATTTCATTACCACTACTTTCAACCGTTGCAACTCCTTTAGGATCGTTTATATTTATGTTTAATTCTTGCTTTTGTGTGCTTGTGGTACTTGTTTCGCTTTTTACAATTCCTGCGCCTTCCAAATCAGTAGGAATATTCATTATGCCCGAAGCTCTATCTTGAATCGCTTGTATTTGAGGATCAACATTAGCAGTTCCAAAACGTGACATTGTGGAAATTATTTCAGAAACAAGCCTTTGAGTCGATCCACCAACTGAAATATCCCTAGCTAAACCCATTGCGCTACCGCTGGTAATCATGCCCCTGTTAGCAAGTTCAGTGGCTCTGTTTACTTGTTCGTTTGTAAGCCCTAAATCAAATAGCTTATCTCTCGAATCGCTTACTTTATTAATAGATTTTGCTAGTATTTCTTTCTTTTTTGCTGCGGTGGCTTCTTCTATAATTTGCGTCCGTAATGCTGCCGTTGATTTTACTCTTGCTTGCTCAATTTCTTCTTCTTTGGCTTTTATTAAATCCATATCCCTTAATAATGCAGGATATTGAGCTTGCATTTCAGCAAGTATTTTTTTGCGTTTTTCACTTTCTGGATTAGTTCGTTTTAATTGTTCGAAATAATCATCAAGTTTTCTTGTTTCTTTGAATAAATTCTTTTGAACCGATGCACCGAATTTTTTTGATATTTTTTCAGCCGACATTGTAGCTTTTGAGTAAGCAATTATTGCAACCGTGGCTGCTGTTACTCCTAGAGCTATCCAACCAACTGGTCCTTGCATGGCTTTTTGTGCAACTGCTAATGCTGTTGCTGCACCTCTGGCTGCAACCATGGCCGATGCTTGCTGCCTGTATTTTAGTACGCTTGCACCTGTTAATACATTGGTTGTGGCTGCAATTATGTTATAAGCTGCCATGGTTCCGCGCATCAACATAGCCGCTTTTTGAACGCCAAATAAAGCTATTTTGGCTTTAACGAACCACATTGCAGCGGTACCAACGGTGTTTATTAATTGCTTATTTTCTTTTACCCAAGCTCCTGTTGCTCTAGCTGCTTCTGTTATACCTTTTATGCTATCATTTATTTCAGTTCTAAAAGTGGCTTCCATTGATATCCCAATTTCTTCCAAAGCTGAAATTAGTGATTTATAAACTCCAGATAAGCCACCACGCATAAATGAAGCCATTTTCTCAGTCTGTCCGGCTGCACCTTCAATTTCATTGCGATAAGATCGCATGGCCTCAGCGCCTTGTCCAAGAAGTACATTTATTGCTTTTTGTGCTCGAACGCCAAATATTTCACTTAAAAAAGCTGCTTTCGTGGCTGTCCCCATGCCTTTTGTAGCGACTTCAACATCTTGAATTATATCGAAAAAGTCTCGGAAATTACCAGCACTATCAGCAACGGTAATGTTATGCTTATCAAGTAGCTTTTGAGCTGCTGCGGTTGGCTTTGCTAACCGAGTTAATGCCATGTTCAATTGAGAACCTGCCGAACTTGCATCAACCCCTGCACTTACTGTTTTACCAACACTTGCCGCCCACGTTTCAAAACTTAATCCTGCTGCTTTTGCGGATGCTCCAGAAGCTCCGAGCGTTGTTAAAACTTCGTTAAGGCTTCCAAAACCTGACGTAGTAATTAACTTATTGGTGCTATCTGCAACCCTTTCAAGATTTTGCGCTAATTGCTCAGTGTCATTACTTTTTAAAGCAAATGCGTTTAGTGCCTTTCCTGCAAAATCTGCTGTTTCTCCTAATTCCGATTGTGTGGCCGTGGCTAAATCAAGAGTGGTTCCAATTCCGGCCATGGCTTGGTTGGCCTTAAAACCTGCAACCCCTAATTTTTCAAGCCCTTCGGCTGCCTGTCCTGCTGTAAATTCAGTTGTAGACCCGAAACGTCTTGCAGTATCTTCAAGTCTTTTGTATGTATCTGATTCTCGATCAAATATTTGGAATTTGGCGGCAGCACTTGAAAGGTTTTGATCCAATGTCATTGCGGCTGTTGCGGCTCCTGTTAAGGCCATTGTCAACCCCACGCCAGCCACTAATCCTTTCATCGAACTTGACAAAAGGTTTGTTGTCTTATTTAACTTTCTGGCAGACCTTTCAACGCTTAAAAATCCAGCTTGTGCTTTTGTTGCAAAATTACCAGTGGTGCGACTCATCGCTTTTACTGGATTTGTGTATTGATCTACGGCTTTAAATACCGTTGAAGCTGTATATTTTCCTGTTGCTGCCATTAATTTGTTATTATTTAGGCTTGTTTATATTCTTAATTAATCCGTATATCCAAAATAAGCCGTGATAGTCGTAGTTATCTAAATTTAACTGGTCGATTTCCCACGGCTTATAACCCTTTATTAATAATGCTGCAATAGCGTTAATTAATTCCTGTGAATATTCGCAAACCTCTAGGCTAAAAAAAGTTGAAAAATCATAGTAATATATTCCTCATCCGAAGAGCTCAATTCAACATATTGATGCTTTTTTAATTGAGCATAAGCACATACTACTGCGATGCCTTTATCTTCATCATTTTTAGCATCCTTCAATGCTTCTTGACGAAGTTTAATTGAATCACGACTAATAAATTCAACCTCTTTTTTGTCACCAATTGGTTCCTCTAAAACATAAATGATACATTTTTTGCTATCATCCCATTTTATAGCACCAAGTTTGATTAACTCAATAATCGTTTTCTTTTCTTCTTTAAAAACGTCAGAATCCCAATCTCTTACCGTTAATTTTCTACGGCTTGAAACAATTTTATTAAAAATTGATTGTGCGCTCTGATCGTCCATTAATTCTTTTTGCATGTTTTTAAAGTTTTTTTGTTGTTATTTACTAAGGCGCAACTGGTACAATTTCGCTTTCAAAACGTAATGTAATTGGCATTGCTCCGCTGTTAATCGTTTGTGTTACATCTTCGGAAACTTTAGCATCACCAGTGTATTTCCATCCAGTAATAGTTTCGATCACTATTGCGCCTAATTCATTGGCTTTTATGCAATCCTGAATGTATTCCATATCACCTTTGCTGGGGTCAGTTAAAAGGTTGATCGAAACAGTTGGTGCAACTCTAGTTTGCATAACATTCAATTCACCTTTTGAACTCACATCGTCAGCCGTTCCACTATCGCGCACACCTTTAAGGTTGGTAACCTCTGTGTCGCTTCCACCTTGTACGGAGAACTCTTTTAGTCCTCCGATTGATGGAAAATTCATTGAAAGTTTTAATACTTCGCCATTAAAAAATGCCATAATTTCAATTTTTAAATTCCAAATTCATAAGTGGCATTGGCAATAATATCACCTTGACCAACTACACTTGTTCTCTTATATGGATATTGTACTAATATCCTTCGTGGATTAGCTGGCGAAATGCCAACTTGGAGCCCTGCAATATTATCATCACCTCCAATTGAATAATCAATATCAGTAATTAAATAATCAGCTCGTGCAAATCTGAACATTGAAATATAAGCCGCTTGAATATCTCCAAGTGTAACAGTGGTGTCGCTACCAACAACCGCAGGGTCTTGAATAGTTTTTCCAGCCGCAACCTGAATAAATACCAATGCTGCACGATATTTCATATTAAAATCAATACCCATCAAATTACGAATAAATGAGAATTGACGCGCTGTTACTGGCTCACTTGCTTTCGCCCATGTCGTAACATCATCTTTTACAACTAAACTACCATTTTCAATAGCTACGGTTGACATTCCAGAAGTTACTAATTCGTTTCGTTTGTTTAGGTCGCCAAAATCACCAATATCATTATTAGCTGGTAATCTAAAGCCACTAATAACAGTATCAACATAGCCTTTATGTGGTGTTGTTTGAAGCGTTTTGCAAACTTGCGCTGCTCTATAAGCTGCCATTTCAAATGGAAACTCATCAAAATTTGGTGCAGGACAAAATTTGTTTGTTGCTTCTAAACTTCTTCCAGTAGTCAATGCATCAAGTTCCGTTGTTTTATTTAAATCTGTTCCTGTAAATGCAACAAATGGTTTCCAGCTTGTAGGATCGTAATTTGAAACTTTAGTTTCTGGACTACCATTTTTAACTTGAAGAGCATCAAGTACATCAGTTTGGCCATTCAAGCAATTTACAACACAAGTTACCCACTCATTATTATCAATTTTACCGATTGCTGTTGCATAATCAGCTAATCCTGTTCCTTCAACTGCTGCAACTAATGCGTAACTAATACCAGAATCAGCATCAAAATCAATATCAAGATTTAATTTTGCTGTTGTTCCTTTCCATTTTGTTGTAAAAGTTGTTGTGCCAGTTACATTTACGGCTGAACATGGTGCATTTACCACGGCTGTTACTGCTGCTGCAATTTTATCACCAACTTGTGTGGCTGTTTCGTCTTTTACAACTGAAAAACCGTATGCTTTACCATTGATATACAATGTTGCTGCACTTGTTTTAGTAACTGTTCCAGTTGCTGTTATTCCTGCTGTTCCAGCTGTTGCCGATCCGTTTTCTTCACAAGGAATTACAACCGTTTTTATCGATCCTAAAATGTCAGATAGTGGATTACGCATCCTAATTGCGGCCAAATGAGCCGGAGAACCATAACCGAAACGCTGTGCTACTTCATCCGATGAAGCAAAATCCAACGGTGTTAAATCGGCTTGATTTGCTGTGTTAGCTTCTGCCAACACTACGATGTATTGAGGTAGATTTTGAGGTGGTAAATTCGCTTGAATACCCCTCAACTCATATCCTAAAACACCGCTCGTTATTAAACTTAATTCTAAAGCCATTGTTTTTAATTTTTAATAAATTGATTCTGGAACGTTATAAAATAAACCATTACCATCATTTTTAATGTCGAAACCTTCTATAGCTACACCTTGATCGTAAGATGAACATTCATTAATTTTTACTGAATATTCAAAACGACCTGAAATCATTGGTAATGATTGCATTGTTTGATTAGGTTGACCGACAATGAAATTACGAATGTTTGGAGTTGATAAAATAACACCGTCAGATCTTGGGAATTGTAAGGTCACATTATCGCCATGCCTTAATATATCCATTGCTATTGCTAATAATCGGTGTAATTTTACACTTGCTCTTTCATCGCCTGTTTTTCCATCGGCTGCACGTGCATTCGCTGTGCTTTCAACAAAAAACAATGCATTATCAGACTGACTTATTATTGCGTTTTCATCAGAAAGAGGATTTGAAACAAATGTTACGTTAATGTAACGATCTTCATTAACTCCTACAGCCGTATATCTTTCTAAATAAACTTTGTCAGGTATGCAATCAATTGAAAGTTGCCAGTTTGCTATCTTTTCAGTATCAGGTGATGGTTTCGCTTGTTCTTCGGCTAATTTGTCCTCAAAATATTGTTTAAAGACTGGAAAATTAACCGTTAAAACTAATGCGAGACGATCCCGAACAGATTCAAAAGTTGCTTTTTCAAAATTTACATTATCAATATTTATTCCATCTATAGCCATTACTGCTTAGTTTCATGAACAAAACAAACAATCAAACCCAAAGTCTCGTCTGGTTTAGTTTCTTCAATAGTTCCATTAATTGTTTTACCTAAATCAATCCATTCAACAAGCCAACCATTTATATCAACTTGTTGTCTCGAATCCCTAAAAATAAACCCTTTTTCAGTTAATTCAGTCATTGAAAAAGTAATGTTCATTTGTGGTTGATTTACTGGTGCTCCATCCTGAGAATCATAACCTTGGTTATGAGAGCTTGCACGTCCTCCTACCTCTGCAACAAGACCGATTTTGTTATTTAGTACGGCCGTTAAACTGTCGCTTCCTTTAGAATTGTAATTCTGTGCATCGCGTTGTGCAAGCTCTCTAACGTTCACTTTTCTCAGATATAAATAGTTACTTCTTAGCTGTCGGTTTCTTTTCGACTGCCTTTTTTACTTCCTTTTTCTCAGGCTCTTTTTTTTCTGGTGTAAACTCTTCTACATAGCCACTATTTAAGAGTTCCTGCATTGAAGCAGAAACATCTTTTTGTGTGACTTTTCGAAGAGCAGGAATTAAATTCCCAAATTTACTCCAAATTGGCCTTGTAGTTCTATAGTTTGCCATAATTAACCAACTATTCCAATTACTGAACTAACTTGATCAATTGAAAATGGCATGGCAATGGGACATGCTTTGAGTCCGAACTTATGCGCCTCAACTTCTGGTTTAATTACCATAAATGGAACTACACCCGGCAAGTTTTCTTGCATTTTGTTCAGGTATCGCTTCGCGATGGTTGAAGCATTCGTAAATGGAGTTGTTATTGCTCCTGGCACATAAGGCACATCTGCAAATGCAGTTTGTCCACTAAAAGAAGGTGCGAAATAATGCACATCTTTTGCGCCTAAGAAATCAACATATTCGCCAGTTGAAGGATCGTTATATCCATCAGGGTACGTCCAAATATCAACACCATAATCACCAACAGTAATTGTCCCGTGATAAACACCGCCAGTATTAGCAAGACGTGGATTATTGATTTGAATTAAATCAGCCCTACGGAAATTCAGGCGATCTTTTATTCCTGTATTGTTGAGTATCATGTCAACAACATCAGCTCCAAAAATACCAATAACATTACCGCCTCCGGCCATTCTGCCTTGAATACGCATAAACTTTAATGATTTTTGAGAAATAGTCAAAAAGTTAGCATTTGAAGTTGTTGCAACATCACCGGCCTGCACTGAGTATAAACCTAATCCTGTTTGATCAGTGATTGCAGCTAATGTTCCAGAATAAGCTTTTCTACGATAATCAACAGGATCGATGGTCGTAAAATTCAAAATACCAGTTTTTAAGAAATCGCTAATCTGCTTTGTGGCATATCGCGAAATCATATCGCCAATATCATCAATAACACCGATTGTTTGTTGCACAAGTGCGTTAACATCAGCCATTCTTGGTGAAAAATTAGCTTCTGGACGAAATACTAATGGATATGCATCCAATTCAGTAAGGTTTGTTCCAACTTTTACATAAGGAGGTTTAACCCTCTTTTCTGTAGTTTTGTTGGCTTTTACATTTTCACCTTCTGTACCTCTTGCGACTTCTTCAGGAATGTTCCTTTCTGTTCTCTTTACTGCCCACGGAACTAATAAACCATTGGTTTTTTTGCGTGGGAAAAATGACTCTAACAACGAGGTTGGAGCCGCATAATCGGAATAATACTGCATCATTCCTTCAGCGTATAATTTTGACGCTTGACTTTGATTAATGCTCATAATTCAATTGTTTTTTTTAGTTATCCAACCCGTTTAATTCTCTCACTTTTACGAATCTAACACCAAAATGCGCTCCACGCATTAAGTTAACATTTGCCGCCGTATTAGCTGCAATTGAAATAGTTTCGTCAACATCACCAGCAACAACAACTGTTATTACTGCGGTTGCAGCATCAAGCACTGTTTGTGCTTTAATGGCCAAACCAAAAGGAATAGTTTCTGCACCTGTTCCACCCGGAACAAATGGGATTAACTTTCCAGTAGCTGCATCATAAGCCAATATTTGCCCCTCTGCAATGTCGGTATCTCCCGAAGCTGTGAAATTATGTTTTTCGGTGCGATTTCCGCCCAACATAAACTGTCTAACTTCATGATCGACCGTTTGAAAACTAGAATTGTTTGCTGCTCTAAAATCTTCTATAGCTCCCATAGTTTATTTTTTTTGTGCATAATCAGAGGCCAATTCCTCTAACATAGCTTTTGTTTCTAACTCTGAAAATCCAAGCCCTTTTGCTTCATTTTCTTTCGATTCTCTGACATCAGTAGGAATTACCGATAAATCAACCGTTTTTGCATTTTTTTTAGGTTCATTTTTTGGCTGTCCAGAATTTAAAGGCTTTTCACTGCCATTGTTTAAATTTTCTCCTAATGCGTTGGCCTTCGCTTTTGCTGAAATTTCTTTCAAAAATGCTGCATCAACGGTTGCTTCAGGGTCTTTGACCTTGGCCGCAACTAATTCTGCATCAATTTCTGCAAACTCCAAAAAAGCATCCACCCTTTGTTGATTAGCTTGCACTCCTAGAGGCTTGCCTTCTTCAACACCTGCATTGTATATCTCATTATACAATGCAGGTTGTTCAGTTTTTAACTGCTCCTTGTTCATTTTTTGAGATTTATTATTAATATTTGTTCCACGTGGAACATTGTTTTCTTTGAATTCTACAAATTGGTAATAGCCGACTGGATCGGCTTCGGCTGTTAACCTAATAGTTGGGTCTATGTTATAAACCTTATCAACTAACTTTATTTTTTTTGCTTCTTTTGCATTCAACCAAACGTCAAATCTTTCGCCATTTGACGGAATCATTACTTCTTTTAATGTTTTCCCAGTAACCTCTTTAAATTTATCTAAATCAATAACTTTTGCTATCATTTTATATAAATCCAATGCTGATTCACTAAGTAATTTCCCAGACTCTCCACCAACTGCATGAAACATGAATTTTGCTTGATCTGAACATATCTTTTCATCAGCATAAAGCATAAATGCTATTCCGAAAGATGCAGAAACTCCAGGAACATCAACAATTGAATGGCCTTTGAAATTTTGCAAGGCAAGGCAAGACTCCCAACCATCCCAAAGTGTACCACCGTAAGTTTTAAGTATAAAATGCAAATCATTTCCATCCTCAATGGCTTCTATTTCATTTGCCGCATTACGTGCCGATTCATTATCAAATACCGTTAACTGAGGCTTTATTTTAATTATTTCCTTCGCCATTTGTGTTTGTATTTTGGTTAGCATTTTGTTTCGCCAATTCTTCAGCCGCTTCTTTTTCTGAATTTGGTATCTTTTCTACTGCTTTTAAATCTTTAATCACACCATCAATAAATGATTTAGTGTCCATTTTGCTATTGTTAGCAGAAATTACACTATTAAACGTGCTTAATGGTACATGCGCAAATTCAGCGCCTAACATTTCGCGAATTGCTTTCGCTTCCTTCAATGGGTCAACTTGTGGAGCTTTACGCCCTATCCAAAGTGCTTTTGTATACGCTTCAATGGCCATGGTGTCATCATTTATTAATGCATCGATATAACCATCTAATCGAATGACTCTATTAGCTGCCATTACAGCAAGCCAAAACTGAAACATTTTTTTATTAAGTTGTTCTGCAATAACATAACGATAAACTTCATCGAGTGTGTAAAACCAACCTAATATTGCGGCTCTTGATGCTGTGTAATTGCTATTATACGACTGCTTTCTTACTTCTGGCGGCATCATTAAAGATAAACCCATTCCATCTTCTAGGAATTCAATAAATTTTTCTGAATTTTCTAATTGTGAATATTCAAAGTTTTTAAATGAGAATCCAGGAGGTAATTTATGAATGGTTTTTTCATAACTAGCCATCATAGTTTTTTGAAATGTCGCTACTTCTGCATCAGTGCTTAAAGTTTGTTTTGGAACTGGATTTGTGCCTCTTCTAAGGTTAGCCCCTATCTTTGATGCTTCGCTTGGATATTCTTCATCCTGAGCATCTTTATCAACTTCAATCCAATAAGGCATTTTTGCCGCTTCTTCCCAATTACTGGCCGCAGCTTCAATAAATCGATCGGTTTTTCTTGCTTTTTCCAAAATTGCACCAATCGCAGAAACGCCACGCACATCATTTGGCCTATACATTAATGGTGATTTAATCATGAATATTCTTTCAAGATTAAAATCTTTTGAAAAACGCTCTATTCTGCGTGATTTATTTATTGTGACATCAAAAATGTGGTAAGCTATTGGTATAGCTGAAGTGTTAAATTCAACACCCTCGATTACTTCGTGTTTTTCTGGCTTACTTTCTGCTTCATCTTCGCATAATGAGCCATCAACCAACTGAAACGTTACATTTTTACCATCAACACGAGGTATTAAAAATATATCACCCCCAATTAGGCAGGAATGTAATATGACTTTTTGTGCTTCATTAAAGCTTTTTTCTTTTTTTATATCATTTCTTGATGAATTAGCCCATGTCCTCCAAAGTGATTGGATTTTTATTTCATCTTCTTCTGAAATTGGAGCTAATCCCAACGATTCCAAAGCCTCATTATCTGGCTTATAATCCATATATAGACCAGTACCAATTGCATCATTACATGTTCTGTTTATTATATTCTGAACATTATCAGTTTTCAAATAAACATTATAAGCATTTTTTGCAAGTGTCTGATAATCGACAAAGTAAGCTGGTATGTTTGGAAGTTCTCCTGGGTTTTTTTCGCCTGTAAAGGCCAAATCAGAAAGCAAGCCGTGGTATCCTTCGAGTTGTAAGTATGCTTCTGTAGCTTTAGTTTGAAGATTTTCAACCTTTGATTCAAGTTCTTGAACCTTAGTTCTGTTTATTGAGTTTATAAAATCTTTTACTTTACCCATAATTATAAATTACCCGGTACATTGTATGTGATGCTTCCGCATACTTGACGTTTCAGTCTTGTTAATTGATTTTCCCAAAACTTTATGTTTTCTGTAATCTTACCTATTGATTCATAAGTTGTCCATATAACCGTCTGTCCATCATTTAATTGGTAACGTATCACGCCATCGCTAGCTGTACGATTACCCATTAAAATATAAAGGTCGTCAATGATTTTCGTAATCTTATCAATTCGAGCTTGGACATCAAAACTAAATACGTAATCGCACATTGTCATATGACAAATTTATATATGTTTTTCGTAATAACAAAATAAATGTTCCACGTGGAACATAAAAAAAAGGCTTTACCCCTCAATAAAGCCTTTTTACCAATGAAAAAATCAAACACTTAACAAATTAATTTTACATAAACAGGTTGTTTATAATTAATTACTTATGAACCACTAAATTACACTTTTTTTAGTTATTAACAAAATTTATCTACAAAACTTGTCCAAGTTGGTTCAATTTTTAAATCATCACACATGATTTTCACTAAAATATCTTTTGCAGCTAAATTATAACATGCACAATCAAAGTGGTGATTTTCTTTCCCTGAACGTTTTTTCCAAACCTCTGTATTTCTTTTTACATCGATTCCTTTTTCTTCTGCTGAAAAATGATCATAAAAGCCTTTTTGTGTAAATTGATGACCATCGGTTTTGGGGAAATTTATATGCAATGGGTCTTGATCTTCCGAACCATCCCAACGCAGCATTAAGGAGTAAGCTAATCTATTTTTTAATTCAATGGTATTTAATAAATATAAATTTGATACTCTTGGGCTTAATTTGAACGTTTTTCTATCTCTAATTAATGAAGATTCAACACCTTCGCCTTTTACGCCATAAATTGGTACTGTAGTTTGAAATCTCGCACGCTCAATAAATGAATAGACCGTTTGATCAACACCTCCTGTTTCAGTTTCTTCATAACCATATACATTGCCAGTATCAACAAGCGCAATTGCAATAGGATAATCCGCTCCACCATCATCAGCTTTTAATGTTGATTCTATAATTCGCATAAATTCAATCCAAATACAATTTTTTGAGTCGTGCCTATAAGACCATTTTTCCCTATCTTTTTCTTTTTCGAAATCTTCAACTCTATATTTATGAGCTGCTTTAAATGTTCCAATACTTCCAGCATTAATGTAATATTGCTGGCCATTCCTTGCCCAGCCAACTATTGAATAATCTAAACGGCCATCATCAAGCTTGCCGTTTAAGTCACTGGCCAATGTTACAATTACTATATCTCCATTTCCATCTTTTACGCTCAATGCAGTTGGAACGATACCCGGTTCATAGAGCCTTGAATTTTTAGAAAGTGTTTTACTACTGATTGGCTTTGTACTTGTTTTCCAAGGAATACCCAAAACATCAGCAAAGAATGATTTTAATGCTTCCTGATTTGGATGTCCTCCGCGTGGATAAGCCGCTTGAAATTTCTGGCATATATCAAACCATCCAGAGTGTTGAGGCGGTGCAAGAAGTCTGTTTATTTGATACGAAACTAATCCTTCTTGTTGTGCGGTTGCTGTTGCGATATGTTTTCCTTTTCCTGATCTAACAATTTTAAACTTATCCATTTCGGTAAATTCTCCAGCACATTTCTGACACCTATACCTTATGCTTTCTCGAATTACCTTTCCTTCTTTTACATCAAAAACAACTCCTGTTCGTTTTCCGTCAACTTTTAAATGTGATCCTTCCTCATCAACTGGTGCAAATTCTAGGTGAATATATTTTTTGCAGCATGGACAAATAATGTGGTACTTTCTTTGATCGCCTCTTAAATAAATTTGAAAAGTATGACTTAACTCTTCGCTATTCGGTTTTGACATCCAGTATATTTTACTGATCGGCAAAAATCCTTCGATCCTAGATTTTATTAATTGTTCAGGAGTACCATCTTTTGAAGTCAACGCCATGTCGAAATCATCACAAAACATGTACTGTATCGAATCCTGACGCATATTATTGGAAAGGTTCTGCATACCCTTCAGCATTATTGAACCTCCACGAAATTCTTTTAAACTATCCGTGTCACCGCTTGCGCTGTTTTTTATTTTCTTAACAGTTGGCGCCAATAAATCTTCAAGCTTTGCGTCACGAATTGCAGGATCAAGACGTTTTTTAATGAATGTTTTTAATAATGCTTCATCACCGGATAACATCATTGTAGGTCCTGGGCATTCGGACATGATGTATAAAAGTGCTGGAAGTATAACGTTTTGAGTCTTTCCAATCTGTGATGCACCCATTACGCATATTTCGCGCGTTGGTGACATTGGTGAAAGATGTTCCAATATTTCCATGAAAAATGGGAAATAATCCCATTTGAATCTACCAGGTATTGATGAAACACCTTTAGGAATTCGAATATTTTCTTCTGCAAATTTTGCCGGGGAAAGTTGAGCTTTTTTGTTAAAATGACCTTCAAATAATTGAAGAATCTTTTGCAACATTAGTTTTTTTTTTCAATCGGTACGCCTGTTTGATCTTTTATAAGTTGTTCGAATAACTGAAACCCCATTTTTTTCTGTTCTTCCACGCCATCAAATATTGATTCATTGAGCTGATTTAAATAATGACTCCTATCGTCATTTGATAGGCCATGTTCCAAGGCAAAACTATTAATTAATAATTCAGCACATTGTTTAAAAGAAGTCATTGCTGCATCACCATACTTTGACCATGCTGTTTTTGCCATGTCAGTTTGAATAGTCCTACCTTCTTCTTTATAAATTTGGATTTCAATTTTTTGTTTTTCGGCTCTTTTCTTTTCTACTTCAATTCTTTTTGCCTGAAGGTCAGTATACACTTTTGCATTTTGAGCTTCATATTCTGGAATCAATGCAACTCCCAATTTTGACAAATCAGAAAGTATTTTTTCGTACTTCTTTAATTTTTCAGGTGGCAAGCTTTCCGAAAATTCAACAATCATCCTTTCAACTGGTAAATTTGAATCTTGAATTTCATCGGATGAGGTACGAATTATATTTGTTTTTTGCGGCTTTATTTTTTTTGGTTCGGTTGTTATTTTTGAAATTGCCGTTTTTGCTGTTACCACCTCCATTTCCGGTTTTGGTTCTGGTTTTGGTTCAGTTGTTCCACGTGGTACAAGTACTTGCTCCGGTAATTGTTTAACAGCTTTTTTTGATTGTCTTGTGAATAATTGACCACGATAAGCCACTCCATCTCGATGTAATTCTAAATAATCTTGAAGCGCTTTTTTATTCTTTGGTAAATCAAAATCAATAAGTTTTTTTGCCTTTCCATTCATTTCATGAACAGTGACTTGTAAATTGGCTTCTATGAATTTTGATGCATTTGGACGCTTTATGTCCAAGTATTCACAAAGGTCTGTTGGTGTTTTTAGGTTCATTTATTTTATCAGTTATTTTTTTTTATTCAACTTCAAATCCTGCGGCCATTTTCAGTGCTTCCATCCAAACTTTTTCCGTTGCACTCGTGTAGTCAATGTCGTTTGCTTCTAAAAATGCAAGTGCTTTGTTAAGGTTTTCTTTATTGCCTTTTGTCTCCAAACATACAACTCTTACTTTATCCAAAGGAGTTGGTTTTATAGATATGTCATTTGGGACAAAAACAACGCTATCGTTTTTATCCTTAAAAAAAGCATTCGATCCAATGACTTCTTTAAGTTCATGATGAACAAAATTTAAACAGTCTTTTGCTTTGTTTTTTTTGGGTTCGTAATCCTTGCAGCTTTTTTCGTGGCGACAATAGCCGCAGCCTATTTGTTCAGAAGTTTTTTTTTTCATATAACAATTTTTAAGTGTTTGATTATCAGTGTTTGTAATACAAATATAACATTTTTTTGTTATATAACAATTATAGTTTCACTTTAAAATTATACATTTGTGTTATATGGGATTCAAAAGTTGATTTACCTAGTGAGAGATCGGAGTGCAACCTCT